AATGGATCGCGGAGTGACGCAGAACCACTTACTGAAGCCAACGCCGGGGGCGTTGGCGGCACAAGGTTCGCGGCGAGATTGGAAAGTTCAGGTTTCATCGGCGTGGCTTAGTGCGGCGTTAGATGCTTGGCTCATTTCGGTGGCGACGGCTAGTAGCATGAGTGGGCTGTGTCCTCGCTTGGACATTTCCTTAGCCATCGGTAGCGCACAGGCGAGCGGGTTAGCGTCATCGGTTGCGATCATCACTCGACGCACTATCGTTCTGTATTCTGCGGCGCTTGATTCCCACTTGTCGCCGATTAGCCGTTTCATCACGGTCAGATTGTCTTTGAGTTGGCTTGAGACTTCGACGCATCTGACGGCATCTAACCCATCCTTGGAGCGAACCGCCGTTGGCGTTTTGGGATTTTCCATAAAGTTTCCGATTATCGCGCACCACTGTTCGGCGGTTCGCTCCAAGGATGGGTTAGATGCCTCGGCCATGTCTGTCAGGTGGTCGCGGGCTTTTATGATTGCACCACGGCGGTTGACGTGCTCCTGCATCCATTCACGCGGCCAGTCGTGACCGCCGACGGCTCGGTAGTGGTCTGCCATTAGGATTGAGACTTTTGCCAGAGTATCTTCGGCAGCTAACAAGTCCTTGGAGCACAATCCGGCTTGGCGCATGGCTTCGGCGGTCGGCACTTGTTTGGTTTTGTCTATTGGCTTTTTCATGGGTTCAGGTTTTTGACGCCGGATGGCTCAAGTCTGCGTTAGGACACTTCCTCGAAGTCCACGCCTTCCGAGTAGTATCCATTGGATTCCCCAAGCCATCGGATGACGACTTGGCCTTTTGCGGTTGCGAGCCGGTAGAACGTCCACGTCATGCTTTCCGGTGGATATTCGCGCTTGTAGCCTTCCGGGTCTTTCTCGCGGTTGGTTTCCTCGTCGGCCTGCGTGATTGGAGAGCCTACGAGGTCGGCCATGTCGCCGCAGATGTCCTCGACGCGCACCGATTCACAGCAGTCCTGCGAGTGATACATTTTGTAGGTCTTGCCTTCGGTGGTCTTGAAGATGATTTCATCGTCACCATTCTTGCCGGTGGCTTCCGTCAGCGTTTTACCGAGTAGTTCTTTGAGTTCCATATTCGTGTCCTAACCATGCGCTCCAGCGAACCCGGCAGGGCGTCGCGGTTTGCAATCCTTGCGTCCTGTGCGCCGGGTCGCTGAGCTTGGGTCGTTAAGCCTATAGCCCGTGGATGTTGGTGATTGAGTGATACTCCCATAGTCTAATGGAGTTTGCGTTGGTCATGATCAGCAAGTTTTGCCATTCCCGCCAGACTGCGATTTTGGACGGAATGCTTTTGAGTTGAATCCGATTGGTCACTTCATTGCCGGTGATTTGGGCGATGTGATTCGTCACCACGAATCCAAGTTCCTTACCTTGAAAGTTGTAGCCCGTCCAGTTGGTGTCAGGGGTGACGATGAGTTGAAAAGAGTATTCTGGTTGGAGAACGTTCGTGATGCTGAAGTAGTTAGTTGCAAACAAAATCCAATTGGTCTGTGGACTAACTCGCGCTGCCCGCGCTTTGAGTTCATCCCAGTCTATCGCCGACGTGAGGCTTAACAAGCAGGTGGAGAGAACCGCCGCGAGCGCCAGTAATTTTATCAGTTTTGGTTTCATAGATTATTTTTCGGTTGACGGCGGCGGTTTCTCACCTGCGCTGTTAGACGGCTTCGCCATTCGTTCCATTTCGGCGCTCAGCTTTTCAATGGCCACTTCCGGGTTTCCATCCGGGATTATCTGCTCACGCGCCCAGTGCAGTCCGTGCATTCGGCCTCGTTGCCACGCATGAAAGAGCATCGTCGCATGGTATTCTCGGTGTTTCTCTGGGTATCTGGCTATGATTTTGTCAGCCTCTTTCATCCAATCGCCCTCTAACCACGCGCTGGAGCTAACGTCCACCGCGCATTCAGGTTGTCGTGAGTCTTTTGGCATATCGTTCACTTTTGGTTTGCCGGCGGTGGCCGTAGCTCACCCGCACCGTTCGGTGCTTGTTTGCTGGCGATGCTCTTTTCACATTCGACTCGATACGCAATCATCGTTTCGCGGAGTTTAAGGTGCAGCTTGCTGCCGCTTTTCACGTCTCCGACATTCAGGGCCGTCAGCACCGCTTGCGCCCATGACACCACTTCAGCCGTCGCCGCAGCCAATGAGCTTGCTGCCCGGCATTCGTCGCAAAGCAGGTCTGGCCCAGTTCTCGGACTATTCACACACTGGATGCAGTTCGCGCTCATCGCTGACCTTTATCGTTCTGATGCTCGCGATCGTATTGTTCGCGCCGGGTCGCTGATCCGGAGCGTTGGAGGACTTCGGTATCAGGCTATTCAAGAACGCCAATGCTTCGGAGAGGTTGCTGTCTCCTCGCAGACGAATGTTCCCGGAGACAGGCGTGACGAAGTGTGCTTTCATCATGCCGCTTTCTCCGACTGCACGTTCCCGAACTTCTTGACCAATTCCACCAGCAGTTTGGTCTGTGCTTTGAGCCACTCGCAACGCTCTGATGGCACATCATCAAACGACGCCCACGATTCCGGGTCCTTGTGGATGTTTTTGGCACGAACGAAATCCCTGAAATCATCGAAGCTGACACCCGACTCACCAAGAAACCGCGACAACTGTTGCTGCGGCGTCTCTTCACCGGTGGTGACCGGAGGAGGATCGGACGCGACGGGCTGCGTTGTGGCCGCCGCGTCCGTAGAGCTACCCCCCTTGAAAAGATTTTTGGCGTCCGCGGCTGGCGCTGGCTGGTTTAACTGCGGGAACGCTTCTTCGATCTTGGTGTCACCTTCGCTGATGGCCGTTTTCAGGCCGGTCAAAATCAGCAGCTTGTTATCGTCAACGTCAGCCCAACCTTTTACCGACAAAGCTGCAAACACCCTTTCATCAGACACCCGCATCGAAGTCAGCCATGCGCGCACCCGCTCTTGACGCTGTTCGATGGTCTTGCCTGTGCCGGCGCAAATCGCCTTCGCTGCGTCGTAAACAGTTTTGCAGAGCGCCTTTGGAACGACTTTGAAAACCGCGTCCCGATACGCCTTTGCCAAACACGCTTTGGCAACAACGTTCCGTTGTCCCTCAGAATACGGCTTGCCGTCACGCTTGACGGTGGATTCGATCACCTCCGACTTGCCGGCATAATTGGCCTCCAGGTCGTGCGCGATGCCCTCGCATTTCACATAGCGTTCCGTCTGTTCGATGATCCGGGAAGCAACGCGAATGTTCCCATAAGCCGCCGCAACAATTTCCGCAAGCCGAATGCTCGCGCCTTCGGCGAACTTCTGACCGCTGCCATCCTTGCCAACTGGCCGGGTGTAAATGCACGATTCCGCTGATTCCTCATCAATGGTTGCCATCGACAAAGCGCGTTTCTTGAACAGTTCCAAACTGCGTGGGTAACGGTGCGCAGTCGCCACCTGGATGTCCACGTTGGCGCGTTCTAAGGCTTCAACTGCGCTTGGTGCTAACACTTCAAACGATTCGGTTTGTTGGTTCATTTTTGTTTTGGTTTTTGGTTTACCGACGGTTTTTGAAATTCTCCATCGCCAGCAGGACAATGGCGGTCATCAACACGGCCATGACGATGATTTGCGGTGTGGTCATAAAAACAGCCCGGGGTTTAATCGGTACAAGGCTGAAGGCTGAAGGCTAAAGGCTGAAAACCGAAGCAGCCGTCCTAGGTTCGCGCTTCGAACGCCAGCAGCTCCGAATTCTGACTTTAGCCTTTGGCCTTTAGCCTTCAGAATTGTCATCGCCGCCGCCAGGATCGTCAGCGCGAAGCAAACGCAAAACACCGCCACGATGACCGAGAAAAGCGTCACGCGCGCGCCTCCTTCACTATGGCCGCAATTTGGCGATCCAGTTCGGTTGTGTCCTTCCAGGCACGAGCGGCGGCAAAGCGTTGCTTGCGCAGGACCTTCAGTTGAAGATTCTGTGCGTCCGTGTAGGTTTTGGGATAACCGCCCCGTTTTTTCACGATCGGCAGCACCTTGATAATGCCGCGGGCCAGGTATTTCTTTGCGGTCTCGCGGAATGCAGCGTAGTCAATCATGGAATCGGGTTGGTTTCGGACTCCGCTAACACTTGCGCTGCGTGTTCGCTTCCCACCACCCATTTGCCAGTTTTGTTATCGCCTACCACTTTGACGGATGGCCATGTATGGGTGTGGTGGTGGTGAATTTCATGCTTCACAGTCCATTCACGCGCGAAGCTCGCTGCGATCAATTCCAGCGGAACGCCATTTTTCATCATCAATGTCGCTATCATTGTGCGTGGGTGGAATAGGACTGTCTTTCGACCCATATTTATCCCGGCGATGATCCCAGAACGCACCTTGCGGTCGAAATCAGCCTGCGACAGGCCAAACATCGCTGCAGCCTGCGTGCGGTTGAGAAAATCGTCGAGGTTGATGTCGGATTTCATGTTTGCACGCTCAGGCTGACCGCCACGCAGCAGAATCGCTCGGTGAGGTATTGATAGAGCTTTTCTTCGTTAGGCTCTAATGCCGTGGATGCCGCCGCACTTGAGTTTCGAGTTTTATGAAGTGCCAGCCAAAGATCACGAGCCACGTCCACTGGCAGCATTAAAAGACTCGTGCGTTCCAATTCAGCGGCACAAGAATAGAGGATGTCCCGCTTTTCCAGTTCGGCCAGACCGCAAGAGCCTTTGTCGATTGCGTAGGCCAACTCGCGCCAGCGTTGGATGAGTTCAGATAACTCTTTCATGGCTGAAAATAAACACCCGCCACACGCCCACCGGCCAACCCCAGGAGGCCGGTATTAGGGCAACCGCTCCTGCTGCCGTCGTCCATGAAGCAAACGCGGCAGAGCCAAGTGAGTGCGTGCGGCGGGGAAAGTGTCATTCCGCTTTGAGTTGTTTCCGCCACGACATTCCCTGCCCGCATTGGGGGCAGTCTTTTCCCTGGAGTCCGTCGTGCGGCGCCTCGCGCATATCCTGCCTGCAAGTCGGGCATCGCATGGATGGTCGCCGCGAACGTCTGGATTTCGCCTTGTGGACTGGCCGCCTTTGGCTCCAAACAACTGCGCTCATTTGGAAACCCTCCGCCAGACGGCCACAACCCGGCCATTGGCCGAGGGCCGCGCGCTGGGCTTGTAGCCGAATTTCTCCACGACGCCGCTGTTGCGGAGCTTTGCTAGCAGGACGCCGTACCAGTTTGGATGCTCCGGCTTAGGCAGAATGGCGTGGAGATCATCGGTGGTGAAAGTCTGCGGGAGCATGTCGGCCTTGGCGCGCACGATCACGGCCAGCGCGTCATCAACCCACGACCGTTGCAGGTCGGTTAGTTCTAGCTGGTGCGTCATTTCGCGGCGGCCTTCCGGGATGTGCTGCCAAGATTCAGTTCGTCGGCCTTCTGTTCGATCAGGAACTCAATTACATTCGACAGACTTGGCCGGTGCAGAATCTCTTTTAGGCGGTTTCCCTTGGTCCTGGCACTCTTGGAGAGCGAGAGATTCGTTGCGGTTTTATTGGTTGGTTTTGTGTTATGCGTGTTCAATGCGCGTAAAATGCGCGTTTCGCAGAAACTTGTCAACGCCAAAAATGAAAATACTTTCTTGCTATTCGCGGGAGACTGTGCGCACCGTATGCGCATGAGTGCAATAAACCGCCGTAAATTCAAACGTGAAACCGCCGTCCCGCTAAACCTCACGCTCCCGCCGCTTCTGCATATAAAACTTGTTGAGGTGATCTCGCGGTATGGGTTCGCTGGACCTTCTGATTATTTTCAGAATTGCATTCGTGTGGATTCAGGTCTAATGATGCCGACTCATGCCAAAATCGCCACATAACCTCACTCTCGACGATGAAGTGTTTGAGATGGCGGAGCGAATATGCGAGGCATTGCATGTGGCATCGGTTACGGCATTGATAGAGCGGTTGATTGTCGAGGAGTACGAGAAGCGAACTGGGCCGATAAGGATTCGGACCAAAGGCAAAAAGCCTAGTTCAAACGCTGCTTCCGACGCGGGAGGTTTGGCAAGGAAGGCCGGCGACTTGTAGGCCGATCAGAAATGACGATGCGGACACTCATACGAAGCTGATGCGCCCACCTTTCCAATTTCTTAGCGGCGGCCAGCCTGCGGGCGACCGTCCACAGCTCGCATATTTCTTGGAGTTCCGGTTCGAGGATGACTTTTTTCATGCCCGTCACGCTAACATGGAGGGTTGGACAACCGCCGTCCCGCTACAGGCTTGTGAATAAGTTTCTTCTAACGTGGTTGGTGACGCTTCCCGCCTACGGTCAGGGCAACGCGCCACTTGTGCAAACGAACTTCGTTGAGGCCGCACCGAATTTCAGAAAAGTGAATGGCAAACTTTACAACACCAGTCGCAGCGTCTTATGGCAGGACTACAAAGGCGACATATTGAATGTGGATACCAACGGAATGTTACTCTCCACTTTTACGGAGAAGCCTGTATATCAGGCGGCGAGCACTAGCGTGCCAATCATCGGTCCGCGCAAAGAGACTCTAGGCTATCGACAAGAAGTCACAAAAGTCCAGGTGGACACCAAGAAAGTCGATGGTCCAAAATGTTTCCTGAGAAACTATCCGAACGCATTGCCCGGCCAGACCATAACCTTCCGCGCCATGCGCGCCGGGACGAGCAGTTACAGCGGGAGTGTGATCGACGTTTTGGATTGCGGCGTTCCAAATGTTGCGGCGGTAGTCACCACGAACCGGCCTTCTAAGCCCGTCCAAAGTGGCAACAAAGTGGCAACACCAAAATAAATGTGCGAAAAGGCCAATGAAAGAGTGGTCTGACCCCTACCTTGACACGGTAGGGGTCAGAGGTTCGAACCCTCTACCGCGCACCATTAAAATCACCCAATGGTAACACGGCTTTCGTCAATGTTTTCAGGCAATTCGCCGGAATTGCGAAAAATCGCAAGTGCGGATTCGTAGTGGATAGATACTGAATGAATATATGATTCCAGCCGCCAAAAGTGGCAACAAGTGGCAACACCCTCGGTTATGAGTTTGGAAATTTCAGCACAACTTATCTGTGACAACTGCTTCACGACGATTCGTGGTGAAACCGGAAAACGGTCAACGCTGCCAGCCGAGTCGTATTGGGACGCCTCAAAGAAGGCCAAGATAGCCGGATGGGTCACGATCTCACGCGGGCGATACCGAAAGCCTGCTCACTACTGTAAAAACTGCGCCGACAAGCCGGTGGCTAAAATCAAAGACCCGCCACGCTTGCCAAAGTGCAATCGATGTAAGGGGAGTGGTGGCATCCAGGTCAATAAGAGCGTCCCAGGCACTTCATTTTGGCTTGTGCGTGAAACCTGTCCAGTCTGCGGAGGAACTGGAAAACCGACTGAATGAAAGTCACCGTCCGGCAAATTAAGTTTCGCGGACGATCCCGCTGGCAGGTGGACTGGCATCCGCCGGGCGGGAAACGGGAGCGGCGGTTCTTTCAGACCAAGGAAAAAGCCGAGGCCGAGGCGCGCACCTGCCGCGAACAGGCTGACCTCGGCAGGCTGCTCAACCAGCTCTCGCCAGCAGCTCGCATGGAATTGGCCGCTGTCTGCTCCGAGGTTAACGACCGGCGCTTGAGCATCCGGTCGGTGTGGGACCACTACAAACTCAGCCAGCAACCAATGGGCCTGAAAACCATCGGTGAGGTGATTGGCGAGGTCGTCGCGGCGAAGCTGGCCGCTGGTCGACGGCCAGGTTATGTGACCTCACTCAAACGCTACCTGAATGCTTTCGCCAGAGGTCGCAGCGAACTTCCAATAACATTTTTCACGTCCCGAGAAGTTGAAGCCTGGCTTGTCGATAGACGTTACAAGCCTTCGATGCGGGCCAGCGCCATCTCGCGGCTTTCCACGCTGTTCTCTTTCGCGGTTCGGCAGAGTTATCTGAACGCCAATCCGTGCGCGCGGATCGAGCGCATCAGCGTGGAACAAGGTCCGCCGTCCATCCTAACCCCGGAACAGTGTCGGACGGCGCTGGAATGGACGCGGACGCACGAGCCGCGCTTTCTGGCGTGGATGGTGCTGGCCTTGTTCGCCGGCCTCCGGCCCGAGGAAGCCGATAAGGTCAAGCCGACAGACATCATTTTGGCCCGTAAGATCGTAAGGGTAGACGCGGCGTCAAGTAAGGTGAGGCAACGGCGGATTGTACATCTGAAGCCAGCAGCGATAGCCTGGCTGAAAGCAGCGATAACTCATGCTTGGCTTCCCCTAGCGCAACCGACAAGGCGTAGATTTGTTCGACGGCTTCGAATAAAACTGTCTTTTGCGAATTGGCCAAAGGACGTTCTGCGGCACTCGGCTGCTTCTTACTGGCTCGCGTCGGATCAGGACGCCGGGCGCGTAGCCGCCGAACTTGGGAATTCTGTCGGTGTGCTTTTGAAGCATTACAAGGAACTGGTTTACAAGGATCAGGCATCAGAATTTTGGGCGATCCGGCCAAAGGCGAAGTCGGACAAGGCCAACATATTGACTCCGGTGTTTGCAAGGGCTACCAGTGTTTCATGAGGCCCGAAATGCCCTGCCGAAGTTTTCCGACGGCAACATAACTGGCAATTCTTCATGGCGCGCTGGCGGCTTTTATCGCGCCCTCCATCATCCCGCGCACGATGATCTCCAAAAGTTTGGTGACGTTCGTTCCGCTGGTGTCCTGGTTCAGACTTCCCACAGTGGCTTGCTGACTCTTTTCCGTCTGGATGGCCCGGAACTGCGAGAGCGCCGAATGCGAGTCAAAGAATGTGGTGCTCGCGGCTTTCGTAGTGACCGTCGTTTTCTCGCCCGTCTTTGCGTCAATGCGTTCATCAACCTGCGTCGTTGAAAAGGTGCTGCACCCGGCCATGCCCAGGCACAGCACGATCAGCGGCGGCTTCATGGTGAGACAAGCGGGAAGTTCGCAGCCGGCGCTGGCGGGGATGGCGCTGGTGGCGGTTGCGCGGCAATCAGGCCATCGTGGATGCCGCCGCAAGTTGCTTCGAGGTAAGACCGCAGCTTGTCAGACTTGGTGACGGCTTTCGTTCCGTATTTCTCCCACAGGCCCACGTAGAGCGCGAGTGCGGTGTTCAGGATCATAACACCTTCGGGTGTCTTCAACTGGTCGGCATTGGAGTTTTGCAACGCGGCCACTACCTGGGCAGGTGCAAGGTTTGTCCCGTGCGCTGCGGAGCAGATGACCGGCTCGGCGGCCTTGAGGTAAGGCACGGCGTCGGGATACTTGACAACCGAGTAGGAGACTCCAGTTGCAACGCCTTGCTTAACCGATCCCGGCGTGAGAACCATGGTTGAACAGCCAGTGAACGCCAGCATTACAGCCAGCCCGATAACGTGTAGATATTTCATATTTGATTCAGGGGATCGTTGGTTTTGTGAGTAACTCCGTGTCGCCAGTGCTGTCCGGCGGGACGGGTGATTGTTTGAGGTAGGTGAGAGTTCCGACGATGGCGCCGGAGAGCATCATAATGCCGAACTGTTTCCAATCCACTTGAGGAACGGAAACGCCGAGGCCATTGGCCGTGGCGATGCCAAGCGCGGCCAGGCCGCTGGAGCTGGCGCCCGTGACGAGCGCAGCCACCAATGATTTGAACCAGAGTTGAGTTTTTATTTTCATTTTGTTTGTTTACGGTTTCTTTCTATGAATCCAGGTTGACAGCATCAGGAGACAGGTGCCCGTCAACGTGAAGCCGATGCACGTTTGCAGGGCCATCTCGACTGGGATGCCGAAGATGTATCCGCATAAGTTGAAAGTTCCGATCAGGAACACGCCGAACGCCGGTATCTGGATGAATCCGCGCTTCATTTCGGCTCTCGCTGCCCCCTCAAAAGTGCGATATGTATCTCCATCGCCTGAACTTTCCGCTCCAACTCCGCTATCCTCGCCTTGTTCTCCAAGTGCGCCTCTCGGGTTGAAAAGAACTGGGCGCCGCGGTGGATAATATATCCGAACAGAATGGGACCGACCACCGACGCCACCGCCAATGCCACGTTTACGGTCTGAAGCTGGTTGTTCATTCATGGGGAGGGTGTGGATGTTTGAGTCTGGTCATTGTGGAATCAGGTACGGGGTGATGTTATTCGATACAGACACCTTCAAAGTCCGGCCCGCCCAGTCCGTTGGGCCGTTGGTGACGGTCGAGATCGAACCGGGAATGAGCGCGTGCGACTTTTTGTCGATCATCCAATACGTTGCGTAATCCTCCCTAGCGTGCGGCCAGACATAGTTCGTTGACTCAGCGGACCAGACGCCATTGCTCTGCGCTTTCACCGAGAGATAATATGTCGCGCCGTATTGCAGGTTTGAACATGCGGCCCGATTTGTTCTAACCTCAAATGTTCCAACCGGCAGCGCGTTGGTCTGCGTGCGGATCATCACCTGCCAGTTTGTGCCAGGACCATCCCAGGCTAGTGTCTTGAGGGTGTAAAGGCCGACCGGTGCGGGTTGCGCCGATGCGGACACGGCCAGCAGGACGGCGACGGCCGTCACGTCGCGGATCATACGCCAGATGTCAACGGGAATTTTGAGCGCGTCCCATACTCGGAACGCGACCGCGACAACGACGACCAGAACAAACAGGCAGATGTGGTGTGCGAGTTTCTTCATGGCGGCGAAATCCGCACGTTGATTGGCGGTTGAGCGATGACTTCCACCACGTTGGTAGGGTCAGGGGCAGGCCCGATCGGAAACACCGTCAGGCTGCGCAATTGCGTCCCGGCTTCACGTCCGTAAACGATGACCTTGTGAGTTCCAGCCGTCAAAAAGAACGGATGCGCAAACGGCGGCGGAAGCGCCTGGTCTGAATCCCAAGTGACGAGACGATCCTCGAAGCCGATTGTCGGGGTCATCATCCATTGATGGGCTAACACTTCCTCGGTAACGGGCGCATCCACGTTGATGAACACGCTGTTGGCCGACGTGGAAGGTGCGTTCACGGTTGCACTGATGCCGTAGTAAGCCTCGTTTGTGATCACGACTCCCCACACGGCCCGGCCATTGGCGGCGCTGAAATTGGTTGTGTTGATGGTCTGCGAGATGCAGTTGTTAGTTTCGATGTTGAACGCACTTTGAACGAGCGCGTTTGTGAGGATCAGGTTCGTCCAGGTCGAGGACATCGGGTAACAGACGCCCGTGGCCATCAGTGACGAGTTGCCCCCGCTCGAAACGATGGTGAAGGATGATGTATTCGTGCCCTTGGAGGTTGGACTGTATTTGATTTGAACCGCCGCGCTGCTGTTCCCGGCAATCGAAAGGTTCGTCCCCGACAGCAGCGTGAACGCCGACGCGCTAACCGGAATCCCGGCGTTCGCCTGGATTTCACCTATACTCAACGCGCGATTGTAGATCCGCACCTCGTCAATGCGTCCGCCCCAGGTCTCCGCTGGGAAAAAGGTGTTGCCGCCGATGGTCAGCGGGAATCCTGGATTCGGTTGCATTGGGCCGCCGTTAGTGCTTATCGACGTGGCGATGACGCCGTTGGTGTAGATGATCCGGGTCGAGCCGTTGTAGGTGCAGGCCACATGCACCCAGTTGCTGACCGGCAGTGAGACGCCCATGAATTGACCCGTGTTAAGCGCCCAGAATGATGGCCGCCCGGCCGTGGTGGTTGTGCCGTTGAGGATGTATTCGACGTTGTTGTTGTCTTCATCGCCGTGAAAAAAGATGGTGGACCAGCGGACTTTGGACATCATTGGGTAGAGCCACGCCTCCAAGGTTATCCCGTTGGTGAAGACATCGATACTGGTCGAGTAAGGGACGGTCAACATCGTCGTGCCGCTGTTGGTCGGGAAATACAGGGCCGTCCCGTATCGTCCGGGGGCGTACGTCGCGCCCACGATTGAGCCGTTGTTGCCGTAAACGGAGGCATCGGTGGCGGTCGAGCCGCTGCCTTCCTCGAATCCCAAAGCGAGCACCAGGTTGAGGTCGTTTGTGACAAATCCCGTCAACGTCGCCCCGCCTGTGTTTGTGACGTAAAACGTATTCGTGCCGAACAGCCCAGATCCCACCTCATCGAACACGAGTCGGTTGGTTTGCATCGCCAACACCGCCGGGCCGGATGCCACCGAGAAATGAAGGTTGGTGACGGCTCCGAGGTTCGCCTGGTTCGTGGCCGTGATCGTGGCGTCATACTCGCCCGGCGTGGTGACCGAGCCGGAGATGACGCCGTTGGCGCTGTTGACACTGAGGCCCGACGGCAGGGATGCCGCGCCAAAAGAATTCGGAAACCATGTCCCGGCGATCGTGTAGGAAACCAACGCCGTCGCCGCCGCGCTCACATTCGTCGCGCTGGTGATTTTCGGTGTGCCCTCCGCGACAATCGTAAGGGTCAAATTTGTATAGGCCGTCCCCGTGCCGTTTGTGGCGAACAATCCAACCGTCCGGCTTGAGCCAGAGTTGGCCAGGTCGGGCGAACCGGAGATTGCGCCGGAGGCAGCGTTCAGACCCACCCCGGACGGCAGATTTGTTTGACCGTAGCTCGTCGCATTGTTGAGCAGTGTGGTGATCTGGTAGGTGAACGGCACGAAGTTCGTGCAGGTCGCCGTGGTGCTCGACGTGATGACAGGGGCAACGCTGCCGTTCGTGTTCGATGGGTCAGAGCCGAGAATGGAACGGTAGCCGGCTGGGATGTTTGTCGGACTCATGCCCGCCGCCGTCACGTTTGATGGGTTGTAAGGAGGCCAAGCCAGATTGCCCCACCACGTCGGCTTCGCGCTCAGGTAGTAGGAATTCGGAATCACCTTGGTCGAGTTGGTCGAGTTGCGGGCGTCCCACATAATCGCGCCATTGACTGAATCCCAGTTGCCATGGATGAAAACAGTATCGCCCGCGTCAGTGCCGCCGTTGTCAACGTTCAAGGCGAAGATAGTCCGCTGCGTGTTGTTCTCTGTGGTGGTCAGGTAGGTGTTCATGTGGACGGTCTGACCCGGAACATCCCCGAGCACGTTCCCGACGAAGTTAACATACTTGTTGTGTGTCGCGCAGGCCGTGCAGTATTGCTGATAAAGAATCGTGCTGTTCTGCCAGCCCACAAAGCGGTTTCTGAAAACGGTGTGATGACTGCTGCTGCCGTGGATGTCGTCGAAGTAAATCATGAACCCGTAGTTGCCTTCCCATAGGTTCATCACAGGGTGAGCGTAGTGATTCTGGAAATCTGGCTGTGTGTATTGCGGGTTTGTGTACTGCGACTTTGGAACGTAGTTGTAGGCGAACACATTGCCGCTCGATCCTTCGTTGACCTGGAAGCCGCCGGTGACGTTGCTGACGATGTTGTTTGCGATCAGGCAAGCGCTTGCCGGTTCGAGCGTAATACCGTAGCCAAATGGCCCGTGCAGGGTGGAGTCGTGAATGAAGCATTTGAACAGTTCACAACCAAAACCCCGCTGAATGTAAAACGTTCGATGGCTCGCGTTATACATTTCCACGTTGCTGAACCAGCAGTACGCCACGTTGTGAAGGTCAACGCTGAAGTCCCAACCAGTGTCCAGGTTCAACGTTAAATTCTCCACACCGCACTTTGAGACAAAATTCGGCGTGGCCCCAAGATTGTTGTAAATGACCGCCCGGACATTCACCCCGTTTAGCGCGCCACTCGTTTTCATCGTGTAACAAAGAGGGGGCGTGATGCCGATGGTCGTGCCGCTGACGCTGGTTATTTTGCACACCTGCTTCTGACATGGTTGATTGGCCGGCGCTCCGCCCGCCTCACCTGCGAGAAACACAATGTCGGTATCGTCACCGCCTTCAAACACGACGAAATCATTTACGCGAAACCCGGTCGCGCTGGCTACGGTCACGCTGGTCGAGCCCTTAGTCGCTCCGGCTGTGACCAGCGGCTGAACCGGAGTGCCAGCAGCTTGCCCCATGTAAATGTGCGAACCGTTTAGTCTGGTTACACCCATACCGGCCCCGCGCAAAACGACGCCGTGATTCATTTCAAAGTTCAGATAACCGATGTTGAAACTCCCCGCAGGCAACTGGATGACTTGATTCGATGGACAATTATCAATCTGCGTCTGCAAATAGCTCTGATTCATGTTCCCAGCAGACACCGAAACAAACGTGATCATGTTCGACGAGTTCGGGATGCCGCCGGGAATGCCGACGTTCCCTTCCCACGTCACGGTGCGAGTGCTGGGGATGATTTGAGCAAATGCTGAAAGCTGAAGGCTAAAGGCTAAAAGCAGAATGAGTTTGATCTTCATTTTAAGGAAACGATCACGGCGGCGCTGGCGCACGAGGCTAGATCGAATGAGGCGTTGCCGACGTAAGCGCCGGTCGAGAATACGTTGCGATATTCGAGGTATCCTTTGGTATTGGGAGCGGCGGGCACGACCTGAAGCTCCGTGAAGCCCGCGCCAGCCGTCCAAGTGCGTTCTCCATCGGATTCGCAGAACACCACCAACGCTTCATTGGCCGTAGTTGTCGTGATTGCTGAGGTTGCGGTAGTCTGAGTGTTCAGCTCGCCGCCGCCGAACTGGTCAACCGGTGCGCTGGTTGAACAGTGGGAGAACTCGGCTATTGCGCCGCGAAAGGTGGTCGCGCCTGAGACCGTGACGGTGACAGTCACGGTGGAAGCGGCGGCGGACGCATTCTTTGCGACCCAGATGCTCGCCCGGTTGCCGGCGTCGTCTATGACCTGGCCCTGGCCGCAATCCAGCCAGGTGTTGCCTGACGAATCGGTGACACTCGAAACTGTGACGGCCACGACGCGGAAGCCGAGCACCAGGCAAGAGGCTGCGGTGACGGTCGGCAGCGTGATGGTGTGCGTAGTGCCGCTGGCAGAGTCTTTCCCGTTGGATTGGACATACGTGGGGTAGCTGCCCGGTGCGGGGGGCGCTGAGGCGACGCGATCAGCCGCTTTCAACGCAAAGTCCCACAGCAGACTTTGGGAAAATGCTGAAGGCTCAAGGCTGAAGGCTAAAGTCAAAATCAGAAACGCGATTCTCATTGTTGAACGGTTGTCACGTAATTGGTCAGGTAGCGGGCGAACGTTTTGACGGTGAGTTCACCGACCTTGCCGGATGGGATTACGAGTGCGTTGGTCGTGGCTGCGCCCATCGCGCGGCCCGCTGGAATTTCCACATAAAGGGTGATGTTCGCGCTCGCTGAATTGCTGATCATCAGGTTGGCGATGCGCGTGTCCGCGCTGCCGGTGTCAAAGACATTCGTGACCGCGCAGTTGGTTGTCGCGACGAAGTACTGCGACACGTTCGTCATATACATGAGGTTCGTGTGCCCAACAAAGGCGTTGGTGCTGAATGGAAGGACCGGCGCCGCGCTGACCGTGTAGATTGCGGTCGTCCCGCTCAGTGCGGCCGTGACCGTTGTATTGCTGCCGCTCACGATGTCGATGGCTGTGAGAGATGTGGCAATCGTGCCGCCGTTGGTTTTCGCGGTGGTCATTGTGCCGGTCCCTGCCGCGCCGTTGGTAACTCCACCGCTGCCGGTCGTCATCAGGACCTGACCGCCGGCGCTGCTCTCGATTGCGGCGACTGTCGAGACCAGCGCCGCATTGTCCGGGTAGGCGAAATAATTGAAGCTGAAGTTCGTGGCAGTATCGGTCTTGAACTGGACGCCGTAACGACCACCGCCCCGGAACGTCAGAGACGTGGCGTAATTGGTCGCACTCATTGACCACATGGAAACGAACACCGTGCCGGTGATCGAACCCGATGAAGTATTGGTCAACCAAAATTCATAAACCTGATTCGTGTTGAAGGTTGTTCCCAGAGTGATGTTGAAATTTTGATTCGTGCTGAAGGTCGAGCCGAAATAATTACCAGCCAGGCTAGCGCTGTTCGTGTAAGCCCGAATCTGGCCGCCGCGCAAGACCGTAGTTCCAGCCGTGATCCCGGCGAACGTCGGGCTGGAGGTCGTCAAAACGTTCTGGTCCATGTCATAGAGTTCGTTCGCACCTTGCCCGGTGTCGATCGTACCAAAGATGACGGCTGAGGTTGTCAACACGTCCTGGTCCATGGGGTAGAGTTCATTTGCGCCAAGGCCGGTGTTGAGAGTTGTGGCCGTCGCCGCGCCCAAAGTCGGCGCGACTAATACAGCATTGTCTGAGAATACCCATGACCCGGTGCCAGTCGGATCGGTTACTTTTCCCCGGTAAGCTGCGGAGTTTGTCGCCGTCAGTGCGGTGATCGTGTTGGTAGTGGCGATGAGCGTGCGGGAAGCTGGAATCACCGTCCCATTGATGCTGGTTGCAGTCGCGACTCCGAGTGAAGGCGTCGTGAACGATGGGGAAACCGTTCCAGCAATCTGTCCCGACCCATTCTCGTCGGAGATCACGCCAAAGAATTCCGCCGAGGTCGTGGCCGCAAATTGATCAAGGCCGTCAGCAATAAAAGCATCGCCCGCACCGCTGCCGCTAGGTGAACTTCTGGCAAGTTCAACCCAGTCATCCCCAACGCCGATCAACATTAGTGCATCGTATTGAATCGGCGTCCAGTTCCCATTGAGCCGGACATTACCGGCGCTCAGATTCACCGAGTTGTCAATCAGCTCGCCCGCGTTAGCGCCGCTCCAAATCAAAATTATTTTCTTCCCGTTGATGCCCTGGCTGAGTTTGAAAGTGCGGCTGCTGGCGCTGGCGTTGTCGCTTGAAATGATTACGACTGACTTGCCGATTACAGAGACAGTCTGATCATCACCCACGAGTGATGCGGTGGTGGATGGTAGGGCCACACCGTTACTCGCGTAAAGCGTTCCGCCGAAATAAACCCCGCCGAAAGTCCCATCCCCGCCGGGATTGATCTTTAACGGCAAAGACACCTGGGCATCGCTGTTGGTGGCCGAGATGGACCCGAAAGCGTTGTTTCCGTCCAATGCTATGTTAAGAAATTTCCTGGGATCTCCTTGTGTAGCCACAACCAACTGCCCGGACATGGTCCGGTCGGTAACATCCCCCTTGATGACCAGACCGCCAGATATCTCACTGCCCTGCAACCCCGCCGCGTATGAATTGGTCCGGACGTGCGAGTTGCCAATGATCGTGGTGTAAGGGTCGGAGGCGATCAGGCTTCCGCTGTCACCGCTCAAAGTTCTTATCCCGCCTTCAACCCCGACGATAATGGTGTTCCGAAACGAGTTGGTAAGAGCATAGCAAGATCGGGCCTGAGTGCCGCCGTCCCAAAATGAATTGCCGGAAAGCACATTCTCATGTGCGTAAATCAGCACGATGCCGTTGGTGTATTTGTCCATCTCGATCAAATTGCGGCTGATGTCATTCCCAGCATTCCCCGAAGTGCCAATGTCCGAAGTGTCGTCAAACTCAATCGCGCATCGTGCATAGGTGTTGCCTTGAAAACTGTTGTCCGTGACGACGATGCTATTCGCCCAGGTGCGGCCATAGACTCCGCGCCCCAGCCTCGAAAAATGGTTGTGTGTCACCCGCGAGCCATAGCCTTGGAATCCTGAGTAAGTGGTGTTTCCAAGTGCTGCGTTTGTACCGCCGAAAACAATTCCGTCCTGGAAAGAACTGAAGCTGCCAATGATCGAGCAGTTATCCACGGCCAGCGTGGTGTTGCTGACGTGGATCAACGCAGTGTTATTTGACGATCCACCATCCTTGATGGTTAGATTTTCGATGACGAGAGCGCCCAGTCCAAGCGATTCCAGTTTTGCGCCAGCCGTGCCGGTGTAACGTAGGTCGAGAATCGAAGCGCCGGGTGAATTCAGATGATACCAGTTTTGTCCACCACCATCGCCATACATTCGGATGTTCACGTTTGTTGCCTGCGGCGAGCCGCCGCTGTTTGGAATGAACATCATCGAGTCGGCGCGGTAGGCAGTGGGTGAAGCGGCGAAATGAATTGTCCCCCCGCCCGCGGCATAAACGGCTGACAGTAGATTCGACATGCCTGCGGAATGGTCAGTGCCATCAGGTGTCCAATAGTCAACCGCCTCAAAACGGTTTGTTGGGGGGCGATAACCAAGAGCGTTCGTCACAATGGAATACGTGACGCTGACGCTCGCATTGCTGGCTGGCGCATACCCGAGCGCATTTGTAATCCCTGGGAAGCTGTTTGTTGCAGGTCCGAACCCCAAGGCATTCGTAACAGCATGAGGGCTATTTGTCATCGGGCTAAACCCGAGCGAGTTCGTTATGCCTGGATGGCTGTTGGTTGAAGGAGTAAATCCAAGACTCGCCTGAGCCCCAATCAATCCGAGAAACGCCGAGGCATTGGTGGGCGCAAGTCCGCCATTACCTTGCCCAATCAAAGGCGAGTTCAATGTGAGTGTTGATATATTTGAAACCGTCCCGCTTCCACTAACCGAGGCGCTGAATCCTAAATTCCCACTACCGTCGTTGGTGAGAGCACCCAGCCCATTAGCAAGTGACAGTAGCCGCTTGTTCGCATCGTAGATTGCCACCGTTGACGCCGTAGCGCCGGAGTTGGTCAATCCCGTCGTGGTGATCTGCCCGGTGACAATCCGGTTACTGTTTATAGTGGTGACAACTCCGCTGTTCGTAAGGATGATACTAGGCCCGCGGAATCCATAGACGCTGTCCTGGTTGGCGTCAAACTCAAGCGATGAAACCACGCCCGACGCAATAGTCGTGTTCACCCCGCCTTCAAATATATTCAATCCCGATCCGTCGTTTACTAGACGAACTTCGTTATCCTCGTTGTCCAGGATCGTGATGTTAGTCCTAAAAAACGTGTTTGTCAGCACCGCGCTCGCCGTGATTGCGCCCAGCCTTGCCAAAGGAATTGAGCCGGCGGTCAGATTGGAAGCGTTGTTGGCGGCGATGTTTGTCCGCGCCGCGCCAGGACTCACCACGTCCAGGAGATTGCTGCTGTTGAGCAAGCGGCTTGTCACATCCGCTGCGTTGGTGGCATAGACCGTCAGAGTGCCGTCGGCGTTGGTGATGAAGTCGACGCCCGCGCCGGGGATGCTTGGAAATCGGCGGTTCGCGGCTTCCGCTGAGTAGTAGTAAACCCCGCCAGGGCCTGGCCGTGTCACCACCAGCCCTTGAACCGGAATGGTTGTGGAAGTGTCCGGCACAAGGATCGTGTATTCACTGTCGCGCCGGCCACTGATCTTGATGTCGTAAAAGTAATTGCTTCCCCCATACATATTCGTGACGGTGTAAGTGCCGTTAGTGATGCCGTTGATGACTACCCGCTCGATGGTCACCAGGCCATCCGGGGACACGCGCGCGCCCGTGGGCGTGATCGTCAGACTGGCTTGGCGGTTTCCGCCGATGGCGTCAGTGAATGAAAAGGTGACGTTGGCCCCGAAAATGGGAAAAGCAGAAAGCAGAAAGCAGAAAAGGCGGATGAAAGTTTTCATGGGTCAAAACCGATTAACAGCCAGCGCGAAGCTGCGCCGCTGTAGATCAAAGTTGCCGCTCCGTTGCCGGTGGTCGCCCGGTCGGCGCCGGTCATGGTGATGATGCGGTTGGCTGCCACTGGGTCGGTGCCGGATTGGTGCGCAATGGTCATGTCCTGCCCGGTCTGGTTGATGATGTAGATGAGCTTGCCGTCCCGTCCGTTGGCGATTCCGTTGATGGTGAACGCCCCGCTCGGGCCGCCGACTTCGATGAACACGTTTGTGCTGACCACAACCCCCGCATTATTTCCGGTGGCCAGGGAGGTTATCGGGTAGCGCGAAAAGGCAACATCCGCCCCCTGCGGAAAATTGTTCGTGCCATTGAAATTCTGGTTGGTCTTGGTGATGTTGTAAATCGGAACCAGTTTCAAGTCGTCCCCGCTCTTCATCAGTATGTCCCCGTTGGCCGCTGTCAGCGAGTTGGTGGCCAGCTTGGGCGAAGCGTTTGTAAGCCCTTGCGCGAGTCCGTTAAACCCGTGACTGTTGATCGCGGCGTCAGCGTAAAAGCCGCCCGTGGTTAAATCACCGTCCGCGAAGTCATACGTTCTCGCGCTGTCCGAGTTGCCGATCTGAACCCCGCCCTGCGTGTTCCTGATGAACGAGTAATCTCCCGAGTTTGTGTTCCACAAACGCAGTTCCGCGTCCGATCCATCCGATTCCCCAGCGTAAAGGTTTAAGTTGGATCGCGTGTTCAGCACGATGTTGGATGCCGAGCCGCCGAAGATGGCCGTGTTCGTGAACACACCCGACACCGAAAGGTTTCCGGCGATGTCAGTGAATTCATAAAGCACACCGTTTGTAATCACAGGACTCACCAACCGGGGGGAACGCATGACCACATTGGTGAGCCCGTTGGTTGCGTAATCCCCGATCCCTTGCACCAACTGGCTGGCGATATATGCGCGCTGACCACTGCTTTCGAGCGACAACGGGACGCGCAAAATGAACGCTTGGTTTGTCACCGCAACGATGTTCCATGTGGAAAGCCCGAAAAGTAAAAATGGAATCAGCTTTTTCATGTGATTGAATCGGCGTGGAAGCTCCCGTCGTCGCCCCAATAGACCAGCCCGCGTTTGGTGCCGTCGGGACTGACAAATACAATGGCGTCGCCGGCAGAGAATTGTTTGAGGACGTAGCGCGCGTCCGATTCGATCGAAGTCAAATAACTGTCAGCAGGGGTCGGGGCGGTGTCTGTGGCTTCGTCCACCACCGCGACCAGGGTGATGATTTCCTGCAAAATTGTGATACGATCCCCTGCATCGACGATGTTGATCTCGAAAACCGCCTGTTGCGCGGCGGCGGCGCCGATGTGATCATTGATCGCATCGACGTTCAGCGCGAGCGACCCGGTAAATTTGGACTCGAATGCATCCCAAGTGAACGCGGTTTGTAGCGCGAGCGGCGACGGCCCGCCGGCGGTGCCCGTGGGCGTGCTCCCAATGGACACGCGCAAACTGGAGGCGGACAGATCAACCTTTGAAAACGTCCCGCTGCCAAGAGTGCCAGCCGGATCGACTACGGTGATTTCGAGAAATCGCGTGTTTCCCTGGAATAGTTTGGGTAAGGCTGCCACACTGCCCACAACCAGCGAGGTGCTGACGAGTTTGCAGTTCTGCCGGTCGATGGCCAAAATGAGCGGGCTTGCCATTGACAATCACTTTAACGATAAAGTGTCAGTAGTTCAAGCTATTTTGCTATCACCATTTACACATCGGGCAGCGTTCGGTTGCCAATTTCCATTTGATCGTGAGATGGCAGCCGCAGGCTTTATGCCCGCACCGTTTCGAGGTTGCCTGGTAGAATTCGCACGCCTCGCAAGCCGTTCTGCGTTCCGCTTGGTTCAGGTCCGGAACAAACACCGGCTGGCAATTCAACACTTGCCGGCCAATCCGCACGACGGCAACCGTGGCATGGGAGACGAGAGACGTTACACGCACTGGTAATAGCCTTTGATGTGAATCTGACAGTGAACCGGCGAACTGGTCGGATTCGCGATGCCCAGGTAGGCGTAGGCTGTTTCGAATGCGAACGGGAGATCGTCCGGGAGGATCATTACGTTTCCGGTCTTGCGGAGGTCGTAGTCTTCAAAGTTAGGCGGCTGCGACCAGCGGAGATACATTGCCAAATTTGGAAGGGCTCCGACGGTGTAATTGTTTGGCTCTATTCGTATCTCGTAACGCAGCGGCGCGGCGGTCACGGGAATCAAAAATTGGAACATGTTTGTCTGGTCGCCGCCCAGCGACAGACCTATCGGCCGGATGTTTTGATTCAGGTATTCCTTGCAAGCGTAGCACCTGGACGGGAAACCGTTGGCCGTCGGACTGGTCTCCGCGTGCGGGACAAAGACCTGGGCAGTGGCGATCACTCCGGCAGTTTCGAACTGCAACGGCACTGGATGAGTCTCGACCACCGTTACGCCGTCGCCGCAACCAAGCACGCTGGCGTCTCCTTGGCTGTTGCTAACTTCCACGTCGAAGTCGGCCGGACCAGTCGGCACGCGCTTGGTGATTGTCTCGATTGTGTATTTTCCGCCCCAGGCGATCTGGCTTTTCTGCGCGTGGACCACCATTCCGGTTGTCTCGCCGACTTGCAACTGAATCGGATTCCCACCGCCAAAGAAAAGGCCGTTGCCAGCCGCGAGCGTGCGGGCGACCTGCAGACCGGACACATCATCCGCCACCCAGGCGATGTCTGGAGCGATAGGCGGGCCGGCGACGCTGCCGACGTTGGATTCAAACGTATCTCCAGGCCACACCGCCTCCTTGGTGTTGTCGAAAGGGTTTAATTCAAAATAGCCGCCGCCCAAATAAGTTCCAGGCATCCCCGGCGTGATCTGCAGGAAGCCGCCCCAATAACCCGTTATGGCCCGTTCGTCCCAGTTGAGTTTGTCGAACGTCACTGCGTCCAGTAGCGCAGTGAGATTCCCCTGCAAGTCGGCGTCTGTGTTCTCCGAATCACCGTCAATCAAGATATGAACATCAATGCTGGCGAATTCATCTTCTGACACACCATGCCATGAGAAGTCTGTCACGGTGATCGAATCGTATAGCGGATAATCAGGGTTGTCCGGCGGCAGTTCGTCCCATTGTTGGAAGGCGGGATAGAACTCACGCAGCTCCGGTGAGTAGGTCACGGTCAACTGGCCGTTGAGCGGATTGATCACCAGTGATGCGGTCGTCACCGTGGTCTCGCCGCCCGCAGTGGAACTGATAGTGATTGATTTTTTGAGATACCGCTTGTTCGTCGCCCCGCCCAGGTCGGTGAACTTTCGGAAGCCGTAGCGAAACGCCGTAGCCCATACCGCCTTGACCAGCATCCCGCACTGCAAACATCGGTCGAAGATGAATGTTGGATCAAGGTCCATTGGGCCAGTTTGCAGTTTGACCCGTTGCGACGTCGGCCAGTTGAGCACCTGGCAACTTTGATCATCGCCTTCGATCCGGTCGCTCATGGAGATGTCGGCTCAACCACTTGGGCGTTGACGTAGAACTCGGTTTGTGCTCCGTCCGAGCAGGTGTGCAACTGCGCCGGCACGAATGCGATGAGTTCCCAGAACCGGTCGCCTTCATTCGGCAACGGATAGACCGGAAAGCGGAACGTCTCATCCTCGTCGGTGGGCAGATTGATGGCCTGGGAACAGATGTAAATGCCAGCCATCATCCAGATGCCTGGCACGATCTGGTTGCCAGTCCCGCGCACAATCACCATGTCGCCAACGGCGTAAGAACTGGATGAATTGAATTCCCCTTTCCATGTTCCCGGTGTGGTGGCGCCGCCGGCTTCCGTTCGCCTGGCCTGAAGCAGCGTCCCGTTGGTGGTCCAATGCGCGGCCACGGTTTCGCTTTGGAGAATTTGTTGGGCTTGCAGCCGGCGGTTGACCTCTCGCGCCCAGGCGAGCAGGTCGCTTTGATTGTTCGGATCGCGCAGCGGCGGCATCATACGGCAGCCAGATAATACGTCGTAGACCAGGTGTCTGCCCAAAGATATTCGTTAATCAAAACCCGCTTTTGCCCGTAGGTGAGGTGCGAGTGCGGCGCTTGTTTGAGCCACTGCGCGGGGCTTACGTTGTCAACGACCTTTGGCGGCAACCCGAAGTTGTTTGGGATTGACTCTGCTGTGCGCAGCCCGGACTCGCTGAAAATCCGGTTCACGTTGACGTAGGCATTGCTGAACAAGCCGGGGTTGGCGTCGTAGGTACGCGCGGCGATGATTTGCGTGTGCCGGTAGGCATATTGGACGTTGAGGAATTGCGTGTCGTCGTGGGCTAGGTCAACCGCCAAGTCGCCAGCATAAACCGTTGCGCTGATGGCCGCCACGTCCTCGAGCAGCGTGGTATAATCAGATGATGACCCTTCGCTGCGCTTGAATTTGTTGACCACTGCCGAGATGCGTGTGATTTCTCCGCTGGTCAGATGCGCCCGAATCACCGGGTTGATGAGCTTGGACTGTAGCAGGTTTGTCCCGCTAACCTCGTGGATCACCGTCACCTGGTCGGACGCCTGGGCCGCTTCCAACCGATACCACGTCCCGCTTTTCTGGCGGATATCAATCGAGTCGAAGTTTTGTTGGAGCGCTCCAGTCTGGTTGTAAAGGTCGATGAATGAACCTTCCATCCAGATTTGCGACGCCGCACCGCTGCCACGCCGCCATTGCCATTCGGTAACGGGCGGGTCGAGGTTGAACGGGATGACGTAATTTCCTTTGCGGTGACTCATCGGATTTGCGAGATGGGGCTGAGACGCTTGCCGGTCAGTGCGTCGATCAGTTCCGGGTATTGTTGAAGGATTTGGCGCAACACGTTTAACTGCTCCTGTTGGATCGTCAGCGACGGGTCCATGCCCATGCTCGCGCCGCCGACAAAGCCGCCAACGGCGGCGAGTGAGTCGCGCTTCATCAGACTGCTACCGCCGCCTTGACTCAGGGCGGCCAGGTCGCCCGCCTGTTTGATGACCCCGGCGCGCAGTGCATCGGCGGCAGCATAGTTTCCGAGACCTTCCTGCCTTCGCGCTTCCTGCATGTCCCGGTTCATCGCCGCTTGCAGCATCCCGCGCTTTTGCATTGGGTTGGCTGCTTTTAGAACCGTGGCGTCTAGCGCGGAGAACAATCCTTGGCGCGCTTCATCCATCTGCCAGCCCATGCGCCCGGCGCGTTTTGTGGATTGGTGGACCGCTGCGGATGGTTTTGATCGAGCGTGATGTTCAGCGTTGATTGGAATGGTGCCGGTCAGTGCCTGCCAAATCTGCTTTGGCAGCGTCATCAGGTTGAAGTTGGACAAACCCTCCAGAGCATTTCCTGTCCCTGACACTACCTTTGCAACCAAAGGAGACACGGCGACCTTGAAATCCAACACCGCTCTGGCGAATTGCTTTGAAGCATCATCCAGAACGCGGATGCTTTCCGCTGACATGATCGGTCCACCTCCACCCTTGGCAATCTCGGAAGCGCCGGCGAGCAGTTTGCCACTGCGCTTGGTGCCAAAGAGTTGAGCGAACACCGAGCGCGCCGCCTGGTTGCCGGGTTCATTGGCCAGGCCCGACACCATGCGGAACAACTCCGCTCCCCTCTTCCCGGCAATGTCTTTTTCTGACAAGCCAAGCCCCTGGAAAATGGATGCTGCCCCACCACCTCCCGGCTTCAAGGCTTCATCCCGTTTTTGTGCGAGCACGTCGAATGCGCGAGCCGCGTCCTCGGCGGTCAACCCGACCTTTTTGAACGCCGCGTCGAACTTTTGAATTTCATCGGTGCTTTCGCCGGTCTGTTCGCTCAGGTCTTTCCATCGTTCTGCCATGTGGGCGACGGACTTCCCGAGTTCCACCGCAAAATGCGTGGTGAAGTAACCGGCCACGGCGGTCTTGAGGTTCGCGAACTGATTCTGGATACCGTTGGTAAAGCCGCGCATCTGGCTTTGCACACCAGCAAAACCCTTTGCTTCCAGCCCGATGATGACCTTCAGTTGTGAGAGGATGTCTGCCATGTCAATTATTCCCAAAAACAGATTTGGCGAATTCGTTGGCGGCGTGCTGGTCGGCATCGTAATCGTCCCGGTCAACCAGCGCGCACCAGCCCTTGCGTTCCGCGTGGATGGACCAGCGCCAGCGCGCCCATGGCAGGCCGACGTTCAGCGCATCGGACTCGCACAACCCGAGTTCCGAGGTCAACGCATCCAGCAGCGCCATGAACGGAGGTGCGTAAAGGACGTTGTGGCTGCCAGCGCCCACGGTGGCCTTTGTGCTTGGGATGCTCCATTCATTGATCCGTTCACCGCTGCCTCCATGTTCATCGAGATAACGTTGGAAATGACCGCACACCTCATCCATGTCGAACCCGATCAGCTCATGCGGGTCAACATGCCGGCCGCGGATGGCCGCCCAGCGCCGACGCCACACGCCCAGCGCGCCGCCGGACAGTTTGTGCTGCCAGCGCATCATCACACGGTCGATCCCGCCGAGTTTCAGACTGTCGGCAAATCCTTCGTAAGTATCCGAACACACGAGCACGCTGATCAGGATGTCGCCGAGCGTGTGATCGCCACCGTTGATAAAGGACACGTCGAACCGGCTCAAGTGCAGCCAGTGGCCGATGCAAAATGGCCGCAGACGCACGCCGCAGACGACATGACTTTCGGGCAAAGCCGCCCGCGCGATGGCAGCTTGCAGGTTCATCGGCTTACGTCGTCACCCAGGCCGCCGTAAAGTCTATCACGTTCCCGGCGTTGTCCGTGCGTTTGACGGCCGTGACCCGCAACGTAGAAAGTCCTTCCTGCGATTGCTGGATGGAAATGTCCTCGATGATGGCCTTTACCGCGTCCGCCCAGTTCAAATCCGACAGATCAAAACCGCTGGTGATGATCTGCGATCCCTTCAGCGAAAGCACAAAGGCCGTCTTGAGGTCGGCGAGGGTTGCGAATGAACCACCCACGCCGGGCGTAAGGTCGAGTTCCATCCGATATTCAAAATAATTCCGCGTCACCGTGCGCGGCACTCCGCCGGCGTCCATGTGGACTTCGAACGGGCTGGCGTCGGACACGCTGGCGGAATTGGATGAATTGACGAAGGCGGCGAGCCCGGCAATGGCCACGCTGCCTTCCGAGTTTTTGATTACAAAGTTTCCTTTTTTATAGGCAGACATGATTTTTCCTTTCAGTTAACTGAACACACAGAGTTTCCGAAACCACAGGACGAAGGCGACCAAGCCGGCGTCACTGGCCAGCAGGTCAATGGCGTCTTCCTCAAGTTCGAATCGATCCGCTTCATCGTCTTCCGGGTCATAGGCCATCAGCGCGTTGGCGATTTCCTCGACGGCCAGCAGGACGTTTTTCCCCGCGCCGAATTCCGGGTCGGCATTGGCGACGGGATTGACCTGCACATGAACCGGCACTGTGACGTAAGCGTGGGTGACTCCGGGAGATCGGCGAAAGGTGGCGACGTTTGTCGGGAAGTCCACCACGACGGCGATGCCGCGTTTGTTCAAGGCTGTTTCAATGTCATCCTTGGAAAGTCCCACATCGGCAATCACCAGTTCCGCCTGGCCGTCCGGCGCGTTGGAAAAGTAGTCGGACGCGGCGATGACATCGCGGGCGGTGGGTTGGATGTCACGAAAGGAAATCATCGGATGCTCCTGGCGGCGGCCTGCGCCGCTTGCGCGTGTTTGAGCCGGATATATTTGAGCATGTCCAGCCGCGTGTCATAGAGCGCTGCGCCGATGCGTTTCTGAGCGGCGGGCTTTAACAACCCGGTGGCCGCCTGGCCGGAGGCTTTGCTGACCCCGGGATTCCAGTCGAAGGTGAATGAGTGCTTTTCGGACTGCCGGCTCTCGCGCGCCTGCGCGAGCTTGACGCCGCCGTGGCCCACGGACCACGATGCACCGCCGAACCTGACGCCACGAAAGAACATGGCCGAAGCGAGAAACCGAGAATGGGATTCACGCAGATTCAATTCCTGTCGGACCAGGAGTTGTTGGACGCCCATGCCGGCGGCAACCTCTTGCGATTGCCGCCGGCTCAGTCCCCGCTTGCCGCTACCGGTGATGATCAGGCGCTTGCTTCCGACCTGCTGGACAACACCATATTTCAGATAAACAAGTTGTTTCGCCCGATCGGAAATCAGCAACCCACCATGGGCCTTCAAGCGGTCGAGGTTTTTGGAACGGATTTCCCCCTTGGCCGGTGCAATCTCCTTCATTCTGCGCGCCGCAAACACGCCGAAGTTGTGGGCCATTTTGCGCGAGGCTTCCTGACGGCCTTTGCTGAACAAATCCCGGTATTGAATAAAGGTCCGGCCCAGGTCATCGAGGTTTTGTTGGATGGTGAGCATGTCAGGGAGGTCCAACGGGTGGCAGCGCCGGACCGCTCACCTTGCACAAGCACAGGTAAGACAGCTTGAAACTTTGTATTTTCTGGATGCGATACACTTGGTTCTTTTCATCCGTGAATGATTCACCAACCGTCGGCATGGGATTAACCGTGCCGTTCAATACCCGCACCGTCGAACTGTCATCCGGGAGGAACTTGGGATTCTTGACAATCGGATTTCCATCCGCCCACTTGACGGTCGCCGCGTCGTTGATGACCACCGCAATGGTCACGCCACGGAACTTGACCGGCTGTCCCCACTCGGACCGGCTTCGCTCGGCGGCCCGTTGAATGCGTTCGAGTGAGGCGGTCACAAAAAAACATCCGGCGCGGCCTTTGCGCGTCCAGTGACGACGCGACCGCGCCGGGGGATGGGGATTTTATAGGCCGGGCTTCGTGTAACCGTAGATGGTCAGGTTGGTGATCGCCGCGGCGTTGACGTTCTGCACGCTCTCGACGCGCCAGAACGGGATGCCGCCCGTGTTGATGCTGAAATTGGTTCGCACGGTCGCGGTGCCGGTTGACAGGATGGTCATCAAGGATGAGTTGGTGACCCAGTTGGAGTTGTCCACAGAGGAGCTGAACTGGACCACGTTGTTGCTGGTGCCCGCGCTGATGACGCTGTAACTGATGAACACCCCGAGTTGTTGCGCGTTGTGCGCGGCGAAGAGTTGGCCGCTGCCGGCGTAAACCTTGGTCGCGGCGCCGCCCACGTTGTTGGTGCCCCCGTTGATGTCGGTAACCTGTAAACCGGCCCGGGCCGGAATCACCGCCAGGAGAGTCAGAATGGAAACGAGGACAAGGAATTTTTTATTCATGCGATTCATGCGTTTTGCTTTCTTTCTGCTTTTGAACTTTTGGCTTTTCCGGCGCGGTTTGTGGCCGGCCAAATCGGATGGTTCGTGATGGGCCGTCCGAATCCTGATATTGCACACTGGCAAATTCGGGATGTGTCGGCTGCCCCATCAACTTACGGAAGGCTGCCAGTTGCTCCACAATCGGAGTCTTCGGGCCTGAGACCAGCACCTCAGACCCGTCATGGCGTTCGGCAATTATGGTGGCGGTTCGCATTGCAATTACGCAGCGGAAGTAATCCGCTTGAGCGCGTTGGCGTTGCCCTTGGCGAAACCGTAGGAGCATTCCACGACATGCGTGGCCTTGTCGGTCACGTTGTCTCCGAATTGACGGTATTCGAAGGAGATGCCCGACTGCGGATCAGTGACGATTTGGTATTGCGTGCCGGCGTTGCGGACTTCCTCCACCGGCGGCACCGGCGCCGTGGCAACCAACACCGCAGACTTGAACACGGCGAAGCCGACCAGGTTTTCGCTGTTGCTCGGGATGGTGGGAATCTCGACGTAATCGAAACCCATCACGCGAGGATTCAAACGGCCTTCCTTGATGGCGGAATCGCTGGCCGCATTGAGCGCGAACTTGAATGCCGGGTCTTTGAGAAGCGCGGCGTCGTAGGCGCTGTCCAACACCAGTCCGCGGCCCATTTCCGGCCAGGTCTTGCAGGCCAGTTTCATGTCGGCCACGTCGTCCGAACTGAAAGCTGCCGCAGGTTGCACTTTTGCCGATGCTCCGAAGTTGGCGACGGTCACGATCCCGAGCACGTCGGCCACGATGTCCGACGCGAGCTTTTCAGCCTTGAGTTGTGTCAATTCCAGGATTTTTAGGTAGGGCTGCCGAATCAGTTCTTCCGAGGTGAAAGAGAGCGCCTGGAACAAACGGTCTCCGTCGCTCGCGCCTGTGCCGACTGTGATTTCCCGGTTATCCGTGGTCGTGTTTCCGATGGTGGTGTAACCCGTGGCCAGCACAAAGCTCGTGCTCGAACTGGTGTCCAGGTCGTAGAACGGCACTTGGACCTTGTTCGTTCCTTCCAGCGGAACGTTTTCAAACACGGTCGAGAACACCCTCAACGCGAGCAGCCGGCGCACGAAATCGCGGATGGAGATTTGCAGGATGGTATCCCGCTTGAGTGCGCTGTCCACCGTGTTGGTGTTCATCATCGCCACGATGGAGGCTTGATTCTTGGCGAAGAAATGCGCCCGCTGCATGGAAGCATTTCCGAGGTCTTTCATGCTGACGTTGACGCCGCGCTGCCAGGCTTCCATCGGCTTTCGGAAATTGGCATAACCACGCAGGACTTCCTTCGGCGACGCATCGGCTTTCAGTTCGTTGTCGAATTTCACCGGTTCACCGCCAGGCGGCTTGCTGGGCAGCGCCTTGATTTCGTCCAAGTAAGTTTCATCCTTGAGCGCTCGGGCAATGGCCTTGTCCTTGAGACCGGCGGGAATCTTGTCCTCATCAATGCACTCCTGGACCTCGTTGGTGATGCGCAGTTTTTGGGCTGCGTTGTTCGCCTCGGTCATTTGTTCCAGCTTGTCCTTGATAAGTTTGAGCTCGGAGTTGGGAGCTGCGGGAGCGGTCTCAGGTTTTCCCGCGTTGACCAGCTCAACGAGCTGTTCATCGGTGGCATTGTCCGGCACTTTCACTCCCCATTTGTTGAGCAGTGCGAGCATTTGCGTTTTTGTCATAATTTTTCCTGTGGCGGAGTGTTTGTTTAGTGAGTTCCTCAACTCGGAGATGTGATTTCGCATTGAGGAAATTGCTTCCGGGCTGAAATTGTTGATCGGTTGATCGGTCGTGAGGGAATCCACCAGGCCAAGGCGTTTACATTCCTCGCCGTTCATCAGCGTCCCTTCGCGCATCATGTCGCGCATGGACTTGCGGCTCGCGCCGCTCTTGGTGGCGTACATGTCCGCGATGATGTCGCTGGTCTTGTCCAGCCGGTCCGCCATCTCGGTCATCTCTTTTGCGTTGCCGGCGCAAAGTCCCCATGCGTCGTGAATGAACATCTGCGCGTGCGCGGCCATCTTGACTTCATCGCAGCCAAGAGGAATCCATGAAGCGGTCGAGGCGGCCACGCCGTCTATGGTGGCGCGTTTTTTGGCGGGCCATTCGTCGAGTAGAGATTTGATGGCCATGCCCTGCCACACATCCCCGCCCGCGGAGTTGATTCGGATGTGTAGTTCCCGGTTTTTTGGGATGGTGGCCAGGGCTGAAGCAAAATCTTTGGCGTCAAAACCGCCACCGCTCCACGGGTCTTTGCCGATCTCTTCGTAGATACGGATTTCCGCCGGATCACCCGGCACGTCATTTTTGAAGCTAACCTCAATAGCGGCTTTGGCCATTGACTTTAACGATAAAGTAAAGGCTTCCGCTTTGCAAGCGGTAATTTACAGCAGTGCCAACAAATCCTCTTCATCTAGTGGTTCGAGGTCCATCATGCCGCTAGATGTTGTGATTGCCTTGTTCCCGGTCGTCTCGAATCGGCTGTTGAAATAGCGTCTTTGTGTCCCTGTTAGGAGTGCTGTTCCGGGCTTGCCAGTCGCCCGGATTCCGCCACCGAAAAAGGTCTGGTCGCTGCGTTTGCGCCGGCGTTTTGGCTTTAGTTCTTCAAGCTCTTTGGCATTGCGCTTGCGCCCGCCTGATCCGCGGGCGGCCAGGAATAATCGAAGCCCGGTTGAATCCGCTGACCCGGCCTGGCCGGTGGCGTCGATTGTTCCGGTGAAGCTGGCGGTTGGTGTTCCGGTAATTCCACCGAGTGCCGTTGACCCAAGAGCTGACCCTCCGAGCATCATGGAGCACCCGGTTGGTAAATTTTAAACACCAGGTCTTCGCTGCCCAAACCGGGTGTGCCAGTAATGATGACCGCCCCACGATAAGCCGCAAAAACGGTGTCGCGATACTTTGTGCCACCAGCCGCCGATCCGGTTGGGGCAGAGACTTCAGCCGCTCCGTTTTGAGGGTGAAACGTCAAATAACAGGCCGTTCCATTCGTAATGACGGGGTAGTTCGCGGTCCATTCCCAGGTGTAATCCTGTTCGGTTGTTGTGATGGTGGTGTCCGTTGATGAGCCAATCAGACTGCCGCCCTCGTTCACGGCCGTGTAGAAGGAGTTGGTAAGTCTTTGCGTGCTTCCGGTGGCCGCAGCTCTCGCCACGACTCTTACAACCGTAATGTTTGACCCGCTGTCGTTGGTGATGAATTGGGAGTAATTCACTGTGCCAACCGAGAAAGCATCGTCCCTGGAGGTCTGTTGAATCCAAATCGTCGGGGGATTAACGCCGATCCTTTGAGTCACCGAGATACCATCGCGCAAGGCAATCGTTCCGCTGAACCGGGTCTGCGCCGATAGCGACACGACCAACAGAAAGAGCGTGATGATCAATGGTTTCATTGGAATTGCTCCACCTTGACGCTGAAGACCCCACTGGGAGGGTTGACATTACCCCCTGAGAAGTTGATCGCCTGAATGACGCAGACGGCGGTATTGGCGATGTTGGAGACGAACCCCACGTACATCACTTTGTTGGTAAAAGTCACTGGCGGGACGACGCATGGATTGACCGTGACGATTGATACAACCGAAGTATTGGTCACTGCACCGGGACAATCGAAGTTGAGATTGGTCGAGTTGGCAGAGGTGATCTGCGGAAAGTCCAGCGTCACGTTGGTGAACCACAAATAGGAAAATCTCATCTGGACGTTGGTGGTAAACGTCCCGCTGTTGGTGGTGTAGATGCCCGACATCACCGTGTTGCTGGAATTCGGGGGCAGGCGCAGCGTGTAGTTGCTCAATGCCACCATCGAAATATTCGGGGCAATGCCAACCCAATTTGTGCCCGTGCCATCGAAAAGCTGGATCAGGGCGTTGGTGCTGCCGCTAACATTGACGACACCGTTGCTGGTGACACTCAGTGCCAGCGCGCCATTCGTGCCATGGACTTCAAAGACGTTTGATCCGGCGATGGTATTTGTTCCGCCCCCGACCGTGAGCGAGTTGGTCGCGGCGAAGGTCGAGTTGGTTGCATTGAATCCAACGGCCAGGTTGGTGCCGGTCCCGCTTTGGAATTGGACACCAAAGGTCGGCGCGCCGCCGGCGGTTGGAAGTCCATTCGTCCACAGGCCGGTCGTGCCGTTGTAACCAAGATACCCGCCGGAAACAAACGCCCCGGCAGAAACATCGGTATGGTTTGAGATGCTGCCCGCGCGCGCGGGCGCGAGCGTGCCCGTCGCCTCCGAACCGCTCAGGTCGATGCTCGATCCAAGCAACGACACGTTCGCGCTCAAGCGTGCATCGGGCACAGTCCCGGAAGCGATGTTTGACCCGTTCAGATTGGTCAGCCCGCTTCCATTATTGGTGGACAGCAGATAGAGCGAGGCATTGGTGAGTTGAACGGCATTGGTTGTGAGGTTGGCGAAGTTCGTCAGGTTTTGACTGCCGGTCTGGTAGGCCGCCAGCGATGGCAGGTTGGTGAATAGCGCAATCGAGCCTTGATCAAGTTCATTCGTGGACACGCCGGCCAGGCGCGCCAGCGGCACCGTGCCGCTCCGAAGCTCGGAAGCATTCAGGTTGGTTAGTCCGCTGCCATTGTTCGTCGAGAGCAGATACAGGCTGGCATTCGTTGTTTGGAAGCTGGAGGTCTGGACGGCGTTGGAGAGCAACGTCTGTGTCCCAAGGTCAAGCTGGTTGCTGGTGATGCCGGAGAGTCTCGCCACCGGCACGGTCCCGCTCCGCAGTTCGCTCGCGTTCAGATTCGTGAGGCCGCTCCCGTTGTTCGTGCTCAAAAGCCAGAGCGCGGCATTGGTGGAAACAAATTGATTGGTGGTGAGCGCTGAGAAGTTGGAGAGATTCAAACTCCCGTATTGTTTGAGGTTGATGATCGTCATCAGCCCGTTGCTGGTCACGGTGTCAACCGGATGAGTCACCGACTGGTTCAAAAGGTTCGAGTTGGAAACAAACAGGTTGGTCGGCGCCAGCAGCACTCCATTCGTGTCGGCCAGCATGTTAATGCGGTTCTGAGCCTGGGCCAGAAACGGCAGTAACGCGAGCAGTGTGATGAGGTTCTTCATGCTTCGCCTGCGTCTGCGATGTAAAGCACCGGCACTCCGTTCTGATTCTGTATTCCCACACCGTAAAACAGGCCGTCGGTCGTGTTTTTAAGTTTCACGTTCAACAACCGCGGCGTTGCGCTGTCCCGTCCGGAATTTGGCAGCACCTGATCCACGAGCCCGCTGGTCATCCCGGCGATGAGCTTGTAGGTCTTGCCGGCCGTGTTCTTGGTGCTCGCCGAGGTTGACTCTTGCGCGCGGGTGATGGTGAGAGTGTCCGTGGAGACGTTCGTGACGCGGATTATTTCCACATTCGGGTCATCGCTTGGGTCCGGATAGTCGGTCGCATTCCACCAAACTGCGTTGAATGGGGCCGCTGGAAATCTTGCGCCGTGGCCAGCGTTCAGGTCGATGGTGTCAACCGCATCGTCATAGCCGGTTGCCACCGTTCCCTTGGCGAAATTCTTGGTTGCATCCATTTACTGAGGCAGCCGATATTGGAATGACGTTATCTGCAAAATCGCGCCCTGCTGCAAATCGACACTGTTCAAGACGCAATCGGCATCCGCTGTCCCAACCGTTCCGTCGAGGACCGGGGTCGTGCCGTCGGATTTGAACAGGCGATACCATGCGGCGGTGCCGGTGGCGGCAATGCTCGAATCCTGGGTGATGGAATTGGCCATGATTACCCCCCCGCTGGCCGAGGCGAACGCGGTCGCATTCATGGTCAATTCAGAAAGCAGATTTTGCGTCGTGATGGCGGTCTCCGGGGTGGCCGGTTGCGCTCCATCGTAGATTCGTAGTTTCCCCGAGTTGCAAAGGGCCGCAAGTCCGTTCAGCGCCGCATTCAACGAGACAATGGAGGTCTTTGAATTCTTAGGCATGACTCACGGTCTCCTCGATGCTGGCTATCCGTCCAGATGCGTCCCGGATGACTTTGCGATTTATTTTTTTGTCCGCCAGCAGGTCAACTGTCAGGTTTACTTTGGAGGCGGGCGGCGCCGCCGGCGGATCGGAAGGTGCTGGCTTCTGGCTGGCCCGTTTTAGTTCCTGGAATTGGTCTTTCAATTCCTTCATGCCTGAATTGGCCTCCACCTTATCGGCGGCATCTGCCTGCGCCTGGGACTGTTCGGCAAGGGCGAGCTTCTGCATCACATCGGCAATCGGCTGGGATATTTCTGCCGGGTCAATCTCGACGCCCATTTCAGTGCCGACTTCCGCGGCAATCTGCTTTATCAAACCGATGTTGCGCGCCTTTTTGGTGATGAGTTCTCGCGCGGTTTTTCCATTCGCCCCGGCGATGTCATCAAAATTGGTGATGCCGGCGGCGAGTTCCGCCAGTTGCACGGCGGAATTGCGGCCCACGTCCACATCGACCGATCGCGGCGGGGTGATGATGGCCTTTTTCCAATCCGCTGGCGGATCTGCCAGTTCGTTAATGTTGTAGATGGCCCAGGATGCGAAATGAAGGTACGCCGCACGGGCGGGCCGAGCAAAGGTGAAGAAACGGTCGCGAAACCAGATGTTTGCGTCCGATAGAATTCCGCGCGCCGTTGTGCCCTGGTAGGACTCCGGCAAAACCAGCAGGACCGGGATGTTGACGGACTCGCAAATCTGTTCGATCAGGAATTTCCAATACCATTGTGTCGAGGCGCTGGGGGATTCGCTGCCAAACTGCTCCATCTTTTCCCCAATGCGCGTGGCGGTGACCCGGGCCCCGAGCACGGTGCGAAATTGCTGCAACCGTTTCAATTGTTCGGCATCCGGGGAATCCTGCGCGCCGGTGGGTGTGGTGGCACGATAGTTTTTGCGGACAAGATTTTGCGCGTCCGGCAATTCACCGTCCACCGTGCTGATGTTGTAGGCAATTTCGGCGTTCGCTTTTGCCCGGTCCATCTCCAAAACGGCGAGCATGTCCAGGTCTGTCGTCTGGTTGAGCACGGCATGGTACGGTGTGATCTCCCGATACATGCCGATCCGGTCCGGGTCGTAGATGTGTAATACGCCCCCACCGCCTGGGCGCAATGGATCGTAAATTGGCCGGTATGCGTAATCCTCGCCGTCGAACGAATCGCGGATGTGATAACCCACGGGGCGGCCATTGGCGTCGATTTGCACACCGTCAACGACGTTGGACGGGCTGTTGCCGCCGCCGTAGGCGAACACCTGGCCGCCGGGAGTGGCCACGCGATGGCCTTCGATCAACTGAATGGCCGGAACACTCTGACCGCGACCAGGCTTTCGACTGGTAAGGACCATGAAACACCCACCGTCAATATGCGTCGTGTCCGCAATGAGCTGATGTTGTTCCCCCATCGGCAGCGCCGAGTCGCGCGAGGGTGATTCGCACCACTGGGCGTAGGCGTCTTCCATTCGCTTGTTCCATTCAACATCGGACGACGCCGGCGTGACAGATAATCCATTCGGGCCGACGCTGTATTGTGAGTAAAGGGATTGAAGGCGGCGGATGAGCCAGACGTTGCGCTGGTGGTCACGGATTTTTCTGGCCATTTCATAGCGCGTGAATTGGTTGGCGTCGAATCGCGCATCGCGATAGAACGCGGGAAAGAGTGAACGGCGAGGATCTCCGAATTGGGCGGCCTTGTAATGGTTGGTGAAAGCGTCGAAGGCGTTCCCCAGGCGCGTCCCAGCGAGCAACGCCGATGTTGCAGACTGCGCACGCTCTAAGAGTGTGGGGTTTTTCGCCTTCATGTTCAGACCGTGACGCCGACATGCAGTTGTGAGTAGTCACCCATGCTCGAGGTGCGCGCCACCAACTGCGAAAGCATTCGGGCGGTGAGGTCTGGGTTGGAAATGACTGGACTGGCGACAACCACTGCGGGAAGTGGGTCGGGCCAGCCTTCAACGTCAACCGTGTCGGCATCCAGACCGTATTTGGCCACTTTGGTGAGCCAGGCGAGGCAGGAATCGTGTAAATCGAGCAGTTCAGAGGCTAAACCGGCGATTTCAGCGCTTGAAATGCCTGCATATTGAGCCGGATTTGCCACCGAATAGGTGTTTGCAAAGCCGTCACCGGTGGTGGCAATGGAGATTTCGCCGCTTTTTATGAGCGAAAACTGACTCTGTGCGAGTGCCAAAAGGGCGTCATTCAGGCTCGGCGCGTCGCCGTCTTCAACGGATTTTGATAGAATCCTGACGAAAAGTCGCTTGATGTCGGTGGCAATGCGCGCCATTAACCGGCACGTTAACGATAAAGGCTAGCAAAGTCAACATGCGAAAGCGCACCGGTGGCGGTTTAGCGGCCTCCGGTCGAGTCATCACCAGCCGCCGGTAATCCGGCCAACGGCCCAGCCATCGCTTGTAAGCCTGCTCGGTCACCATGGCTGCCATTTGCCACAAGCCGAGGGCGCTGGCTATGGGGTGTTTGCCTTAGATCAGATCACTTGCTTGCCGCGGTGCGCCGCTTGGCCGATTTTCGGTTGCTCCTTTTCTGAGTGCTCCGCTTAACTTTTTTGCGACCTAGGGCTTTGAGTAATTTTATGATCTCAGCAAGGGCATACACTATTTGTCCGACCCGGCTTTGCATTTCGTCCCGTAAATCCATCAGGACCGCTAACTGTCCGCCCCAAAGAGTTGGTGGCTTTCCTGGTTTTGAAATGATTTTCCAGTCCCAATTTTTCATTCTCGTATCTGAAGCGATGATTGAGAGCCACCGTTTGCGTTTTTCACGTTCAGATTTTCGTTGCCAATTCTTTTGCTTTTTATTGTTCATAGTCAGGTTGCCTCCGGCGGCTGTGCGTCAGTTCGGTCGTTAGCGCAACTTTGCGAGTCGGCGCTTTACCTCTCCGAGAGTCGCCTTGATGTTTTTCCGTTGTTCGCAGAGTTCGTATTGGTCGTAGTCGTTCACCTTTCTTGGTTTTGGCAGATTCTTGTAGCAGTCGCGCCATTCCTTTTGGATGCCTTCGAGTATTTGCCGAACGGTTTCGCCTTCGTAGTCGTCGTTGCCATCGCACAGATGGATTTTTTGACCATCCTTGTCTATTCGCAGATTCACAGACCATCCATCATCCCACTGTCTCAAGGCTTCCGTGAGTTCGACGAGTTGCGCTAACAACCGCATGGAGCACAATGCGGCGGGCTTCTTGGTTTTCGATTGTTGGTTTGTCATATTATCGTTTCAGGTTTTCGCGCCGCATGGCTCATGCGGAGCGTTATGGTGCTTTTAGAAGTGTCTCACCGTTCGATGCCGCGATGTCGAATA